ACACAGCATGGAAAGAAAAATTAAAGGAAGGAAAGATAGATCTCAGTGTCTAGCTTCAAAAGATCTACTTGACACGAAATAATCCCAATCTATATAGTTGTAGATAGTTAACTTCCTAACCCCTTCATGGGACGGTAAAAGAAAACTAAACTTTTACCAAAATGTCAGCATACGGAACAAAATTAGCAGAAGGCTTTTCAAGCAAGGTCATGCAACAGGTGTATGATATCAATTTGCTTGACTCCATTGTTAATAGGAACTTCGAGGGAGAAATCAATGCAGTAGGCTCCAAGTTAAATATTTTAGACTTCGATAAACTTTCAGAGAAAACTTACGCAAACGCCGCACTCACTGCGGATTCCATAACAGAAAATAACAATCAACTTATCATAGATCAATACAGATCCTTCTACTGGAAAGAAAAAGATTTAGCCAAATGGCTCTCCTACATCAAGAATCCACATCCTTATATCGTTACCCAAGTGGCTAATGAGAGATCAAAGAACCTAGACGAATTTGCGTTCGGATTCTACGGAGACATCGGAGCAGGCAATTTGGTCGGAACAAGTTACACGACTGGCACAGTTACCATTACCGCCGTCACGGGAGTAGTTGAAGGTACTGGCGGAATGACATTTACAGAAGCAATGGTTGGTAAACCATTTAAGGCTCTAGGACACACGACATGGTACAGAGTTAAAACATATACAGATGCAGACACAATAGTTATTGAGGACGATCTTGATGACACGACATCAGCCTATACAGGCGGAGCGATTGATGCAGGTGCAACCTACGAAATTCAAGATGCTTCTGTTACCACGGTTACAGCCGCGAATCTTTTGGCAAAAGTTGCCGCACTTAAAGAGACACTTGATAAAGCCGAGAAGAATGGTTATTCCTCAGTACCGGATACAGACAGGTTCCTGCTTGTACCTCCGGAATTTGAGACAGTGTTAGTTCAAGCTACGGGAATTGCCCTCCATGTCCCGGCAGTCTATGAAGAATTAGTCAAAGTCGGAATGATTACCGAACTCCAAGGGTTCAAAGTATTCAAGACCAATAGATTAACCGGAAACAACACAGACGGATACCAGATCATAGCCGGACACAAGAACTGGCTAACATTCGCAGAGAAAATTATTACAGCCAGAATGGAAGAAGATTTGCCCGGAGACTTTGGTACAGCTTACAAAGACCTATTCGTATACGGAGGCAAAGTCCTAGACATTAACAGACACATGGCGACAGGCGGACTCTGGAAATTTAGCTAAAGATTAACATTTGAGTAGAAGTAAGGCCTAAAGTTTTACAAAGCCTAAAGTTTTGAAAAGTGAATAACTTTAGGAGTATAACTAGAGGCCTTTTTTATTGATAAAATGTCAACATTTCAAACAAGATTAGATTTACCGTTAAGTACAAGAAACGAACTCGCAAGAATCGAGGCAATTTCTAGTGCAAACAGAACCACAACAGAAGCAAACTTTTTAGCAGGACTTCTACCTTACAGTACAAATAGGATCTTAAGATGGGATACCCAATTAGTCCAAGGTCCAACAAACGAAACACACGCCTCAACTGATCTTGTTTTAGAAGCAGAAGGCAATACTATTCCAACTGGCGATTCCGGATTTAAACAGGGTGCAGTATTCTATGACCTTGATAAAAACGGAAACAATGTCTATGTAAATACCGGGGATAGTAGTTATGCTATCTGGACACAGCCAATGCAAACCGAGATAGCCTCTGGATCAGCATCAGCCAGTAAATCCGCTAGTAAATCAGCCTCGAAGTCACAGTCACCATCTTCGTCTGGAAGTGCCTCCTTGTCACCATCGGGGTCAGAATCTAAATCAGCCAGTGCTAGTGCGAGCAAATCGCTTAGTCCGTCAGCTTCATCTTCAGCCTCAGCTTCGAAATCTCTTAGTCCGTCTGGATCGCAATCGCCTAGTTCGTCATCTTCCGCCAGTGCAAGTCCTAGTGGTAGTCTTTCACCATCAGGATCAGGATCGAGTAGTGCATCAAAGTCAGCTAGCCCATCGGGGTCAGGTAGCTCATCAGTATCGGTATCTGAGAGTTTGAGT